AATTGACACTCCCGTAAAAAAACGAAAGAAAAAGTCTAAGAAGAAAAAACCTTCTGAACGCAAAGTGGCAGCTAAGAAGAAAAGCAAAAAGACTAAACGATGCAAACGGAAAAAACTGAAAGGGAAATAAAATGAGTAAAAGAGATTTAGCGGGAATGGATGCTGACATGTTCACTCCCATAGGTAGAATGTTGCAGCAAGCAATGTCCCACGGAATTAACAACAATATAATTCACGGGGGGCTGGTATCAGGTCAAACTGCTCTGCAAAGTGTTTATGCTTATAGTGCAACTAAAAATTGTACTCTTGGCACAACGATGCTCGAAGTGGAAACAGGACGTGGTTATGTGTATTCTCAAGCCGGTGCTACACAGCTTGAAAAGGGTTTGATGACACAGGCACTTGCTCCAGTAGCTAACTATCTTGAAGAGGTTCAGGCAGTTGCTTGGACTGCTGGTGACTTGAGTGGAACAGCTACTATCACAACTGGAGCGACACCTGCTGCTAATTATTTTGAAGATGGTTGGCTAATTGTCAATAAGGTAACAGGGCTTGGATATGCTTACCCGATTTTGTCCAATACGTCTCATGCAACTACAATTACTGTTGTATTGAAGCCGGGGTATCCAATTATTGTCACTACAGATGCAACCACTGAGTTTTCGCTTATTAAAAGTCCTTTCAAGCAGACTATTGTTGTTCCAACAACTACGCAGACGGCTCAGGCTGCTGGTGTGCCTCCAATTGTAGTGCCTATTGACAATTATTTTTGGGCACAGGTTAAAGGCCCATGTCCGATGATTGTTGATACTGGTGAGACACTGGTTATTGGCGAAGGCGTTGCTAATGGTGACACGGTTGCTGGTGCTGCAAATGATGCTGTTACTCTAAAGACACATTGGGGTAATGCAATGACTATTGGTGCTGCTGGTGAATATGCTTTAGTCAATCTTAACGGATTAGGAATAATGTAATCCAGAAAGGAGTTTATTATGCCGGGATTTAATCCTGCTTCAATAAGCTCGGCTCTGAATTACCCATTGTCCGAGCAAGTTCACAGAATGTTTAATTATGGAATTGATGGAAGCATCATTTCAGGTAAAATGTGGCACAATGCCCTGCCAAATGTGTATGCAGAAAGTGTCACTCAGTTAGCTGACATTGGTTCTAAATTGCGTATGAAAGATGGCAGGGAATTTATTTATTGCAAGGCTGCTGCGGCTGAAATTGGTATTGCTAAAATGGCACAGGCAGAAGCTGTTACAGACCAGTGGACTGATGAGACACAAACAGCCTATGGCTGGACTGCTGGTGACACGAGTAACACTTGTTTGATTACAACTGGTTCTACACCAACTGCTGATGAGTGGAAAGATGGTTGGATGATACAAACAAATGGAACAGGTTTGGGGCAAATGCACCGTATTGTGAGCAACACATCACACGCAACTTTGCCTGTTGTTACAGTTGCAGAAGCTGTCGTGACAGATATTCCTGCTGCTGGACAACTTTCATTTGTTAAGTCCAATTTCTTGGATACCATTGTAGTTGATAAAACTGCTGGCTTGACCGCACTTGCTATTGGTGTGCCTTTGATTACAGTGACAGCTTCATATTTTTACTGGAGTCAAGTAAAAGGCCCAGCACCATTAACAGTTGACACAGGTGACACTGTCGCAGTTGGTTTTCCTGTTACTCATCCAGCGACTTGTGCTGTAGATGGTACTTGTGGCCCTTGTGTGACTTTGGAAAATCGTTATGGCGATGTGATGTATGTTGCTGCTGCTGATAAAATTGCAGTTGTTAATCTTGATTTAGGTATTTGACAAAGGAGATTAAAAATGGCTGAAAACCAAATAAAAGACGGAAGTGGTGAGAGCTATTTGGCCGGAGTCAATGTCCGAAATCAAATTTTGGCAAGGTCAATAGCTGTACCAGCAATACATGAAGCAGCTTTACGTGGTGACGCTTATTCGTGGACAGCGGTAACAAGTAATATAGATGCAACTGATTGTGCTTTAGTTCTAACGAATAACAACGATTCACGATGGCTTGTTATTTCGAGAGCTTATGTCAGAGTTGACGTTGGCACTCAGGTTAAGTTTCATCTTCCTGCTGCATTTACAGCAACACCCGGAACGGCTGTGGTTGGTGTCAATCTAAATACCAACTATGCGAACACCGCTTTAGCGACAGCGTTGCATGATGATGATGGAGTTGCGTTTGCTGCTGCGAATACTGTTTTAACTGTGTATTGTCCAGTGGCTACAAACGCACAAGTGACAACTTCTATCGGACAGCATATAGACTTCCAAGATTCAATAATTCTTGGATACAATAAGTCATTTGCTGCTGATGTTGTGTCTGAACCTGGAGCGATAGAATGCACTTTTGTTGGCTATTACATAGATAGTCCATTATAGAAAGGAGAAAAGCTTATGGCAATTGACCAGATTTTAGACGGGCTTGGCAATGGTTATTTGGCTGGTGTCAATGAAAAAAATCAAGCATTGATACGTTCAATAGCTATGTCACCCATTGCAGAAGCTTCACTCCTTGGAGATGCTTATTCGTGGACGGCAGTTTCAGAAAACTTAGCTGCTGGTGGCACGGCTCTTTGTGTCATCAATGACTCATCGACCAAATGGCTTATTATGTCAAAAGCTTATGTATGGTCTGATGTTGCGTCACAAGTTAAGTTTCATCTTCCTGCTGCATGTACATGGGCAGGCACAGCAGTAGTCGGCAAAAATTTGAACACTAATTTTGCTGACGCTGCTCCTGCTTCTGCATATGCAAATGAGTCAGGGACTACGTTTGCAGCGGCAAATACTATCGAGACTGTGTATGCTCCACTTTCAACAAACGGCGAGTCAACAACTTCTTTGGGAGTTTGGATTGACTTTAAGAATGCTGTTATTCTTGGCAGTAATGAAGCTTTGGCTGCTGATGTGATTGCAGATTCTGGTGCATTTGAGTGTTGTTTCTTTGGGTACTTTATAGATGTACCGTCTTAAAAATGAACGAGTTGGGAGGGACACATCCTTGTCCCTCTTGACTCCTTTTTAGAAAGGTAAATTATGGCAAGTGCAGGAAACATTTCAGAAGTGACTATCACAGGTAGTCCTCATGCTGGTGCACAGGCAACTTTGTGTCCAACAACTGAATCTACAGATGTCTTTTTACGACATCTTATTGAGAAACTTATTGCTCCAGTTGGCAGAGGTAGATATGCAACTTATGTCACTACAGCAGGATTGCAGACAATTGATAGACAAGCTGTGACAGGAATAGCAATAACAATTTCATAGCCTACATTTTTAGCTCTATGAAATGAATGTAGGAGATTAAAATGGCAGCTTCGGGAAATTATATAGTCGAATCAGATGTTGACAATTGGGCAAGTGCTGTATCTGCAACAGAGACTTTTGCAACTACGGATGTTGCAATAGCAACCGAGAAAATAACAGTGACTAATGACATAGCAACCTGCACAGAGTTAAAGTTTAGCTCAACAGGTGAAGTTCCTGCTCCATTAGTCACTGGCACAATATATTATGCCATACGTGATGATGCTACACATATTCAAGTAGCATTGACTCCTGTTTTGGCTGCTGCTGGTACGGCTATTGATTTAACAGACGTAGGTTCAGGGACACACACACTTGACATCGGAAGTGGTTCAAGCACGGTAGATCGACAGGCAGCTATAAATAGAGCAGAACAAATGATAGAATCAATTACAAAAGATTATTTCTATTCAAAAGCTTTTGTAGTTTATCGTGACGGTAATGACAACGACCGATTGAATGTTGGGCTGATTCCAGATATTCTCACAGTGACAGAAATTTTAATCTCAGGAATAGAGCTTACATCCTCTTGGTGGACAAATAATATACATTCAGTTTATCTTGACCCTGAGGCAGAATCACTTGCAGAGGGTGACATGGCTGAATTGCATCTTCGCTTGAAATACAAACGAAAATTGTTCCCATCAGGAATGGGCAATATTAAAATTACAGGGACTTATGGTTGGTCTGCTTGTCCAGTAGCAATAAAACAAGCTGCAATTATTCTTTGTCGCTATGAGAATGACGAGACTTTATATACAAAATATGATGACCTTGAAACTGACAGACTTGGTGACCAAACACAAAGCAGAGGACAAAAGAAATTTTTAACAGGTCTGATGGAAGCCGACAGACTTATAAGAAATTACATTCGCAAAAAACCAATGATGGGAATAGCTTGATTCAGTACAACATAAAAGTTAATGTGATTAGAGTTACTAAGACTTCAGATGCTCTTGGTGGTTGGACAGAAGTAAATAATGTTCTGCATAATAATCTACCTTGTAGATTTAATCACAAGCGTGGCACTGAAAAAATATTCTTTGCAAAGAACAGCTATTTTAGAGATGTGAAAATGTATTGTAGTGTAATTGACATTGATGTGAAAGACAGAGTTGTTTACAACAGTGCAACTTATGAGGTAGTTGACGTTAG